GGTGATTCGCGATTGCAGTATTTTTTTAGATACAGGTTATAAGAATTGAGTGTAATATAACTATATGGCAAAAAAGAAAACAATAATTGCTGTTGATCCAGAAAAACGTAAAAACAAGCGCACATCAATAGGTTCAAGCAGAAATACATACCCTAGAAACAAACATAAGCGCAAACAATACAAAAAATACAGAGGACAAGGCAGATAAATGGCTACACAAAAAGAAATAGCTGAATATTTAGACTTATCTGCACCTTATGTAAGCACATTAGTAAAAAACGGTGTTTTGCCACAAGCAAAAGGCAAAGAAGGCATGAGTAAGGATCATTGTCGTATTGCTTACATAAATTATTTACGTTCTAAAGCTAGAATGCACTTAAAATCAGGATCAGGTGACATCGGAGAAGAAAAACTTAGACTTGTAAAGAATCAGGCAGATCATAAAGAATTGGAAGTTGCAGAATTATCAGGAAAACTTATAGATACTGATGACGTTATTGATCTTTGGCAAGATATGATTGCCAATTGCAGGTCAAAATTGTTAAATATAGCTGCAAAAGTCACACATCAAGTTATAGGATTAACAGAATACGCAGAAGTAGAAGATTTAATTAATGATGAAATACACGAAGCTTTAAATGAACTTGCAAAAGAACCCATACCAGAAGCAGTTGAACTCGATCTGGAACAAATCAATAGCGACATTCAAAGCACCAGAGAAGCTTAAAGTAAGTGAATGGTCAGACAAATATAGAGTTCTGACTAGCGAATCATCTGCTGAAGCTGGTCAATGGAAAACTAGCAGAGCAGAATACCAAAGAGGTATGATGGATGCGGTCAATGATCGTAGAATAGAACGCATCGTCATTATGAGTTCATCACAGGTTGGCAAGACTGAGATGATAAATAATATTATTGGTTATCACATTGCCCACGATCCAGCACCTATGCTTGTCGTCATGCCAACTTTAGAAATGGCAAGATCATGGAGTACCCAAAGATTCTCAAAAATGATTGCTGCTTCTGAATCTTTGAAACATAAAATCAAAGACTCCAAAGCTAGAGATTCAGGTAACACGATATTATCTAAATCTTTTGCTGGTGGTTTCGTTGTAATGACTGGATCAAACTCGCCAGCTTCATTAGCATCCAGACCATGTAGGATTGTTTTGCTTGATGAGGTTGATCGTTACGAAACAACAAGCGAGGGTGACGCTGTTTCATTAACAATTAAAAGAACTGCAACATTTGCCAATCGTAAGATCATAATGACATCAACGCCAACAATAGATGGTGCATCAAGAATACAAGATGCTTGGGAAGAATCAGATAAAAGATATTTCCATGTGCCTTGTCCGCATTGTAAACAAAAACAAGTTTTAGAATGGCAGAATGTTAAATGGGATGATGCAAAAGATGCACACATGGTTTGTATTCATTGCGGTTCTGTCATAGAAGAAAAAGATAAGATATGGATGATTAGAAATGGTGAATGGATAGCAGAAGAAGAAACTTATAAAACTGCTGGTTTTCATCTTAACGAACTGTATTCAGTTTGGCGATCATGGTCAGAAGTCGTTGAATCTTTTTTAAATGCAAAAGAACATCCAGACCAACTTAGAGTTTTTGTTAACACTTCACTTGGTCAAGTGTGGCAATCTGATGGTGAAGAAATTGAAAGTGATTCGTTGTTAAATCGTAGAGAAAACTACGATGCACAATCTATACCTGAACCAGTTGTATTACTTACTTGCGGTATTGATGTGCAGTCAGATCGGATCGAGTCACAAGTTGTCGGTTGGTCGGCTGAAAATCAGATGTATGTCGTGGATTATCAAATCATGTTTGGTGATCCAAACCAATTGCAAGTCTGGAATGAACTAGATGAATATTTGAAATCTTCATTCAAAACAGAAGATGGTAGAACAATAAAAATATCTATCACTTGTATTGACTCAGGTTATGCAACTCAAAATGTTTATGCTTTCTGTAAACAACGACAAGGCAGAAGAATTTTTGCAATTAAAGGGCAGAGTCAACATGGTAAACCAATTGCCAATAGACCAACACAATCAGGTAAACAAAGAGTGCAACTTTTCCCAGTAGGTACAGATTCCGCAAAAGACACTTTATTTTCATGGCTCAATATTGATGAAGTAAGATCAGGTTACATTCATTTCCCTGCTGATGTCGATGAGGAATACTTTAAGCAATTAACATCTGAAAGAAGAATAATCAAATATTACAAAGGACAAAAACGCATGGAATGGAAACAGATAAGAGAAAGAAACGAAGTATTAGATACATGGGTTTATAATATTGCTGGTTTCTATATATTGAATCCTGATCTACAAAGCTTAAAAAACAAAGCTACAGATACAAAACCGATTCAAAGAAAAAGACGGACTAACAAACAAAGACGCAATCAGAACTGGGTAAATTCTTGGAGATAATATTTATCCTATAGATTTATAGCTTTTACATTTATAATAGTCATTAAAAATCTATTTTTTATGGCAAATCAATTTGATCGTGTAAATTACCCTAAACAAGAGCCAGATGAATTAGTCATTGGTGATCGTTGGGTTTGGCGTAGAGATGATCTTGTTTCAGATTATCCATTAGATTCTTATGCACTAACTTATGAGTTTCACGAAGATTCTGGCGGTGGCGGTTCACATAAATTTACAATTGCTGCTACTGAAGCTGACAATTCTTATTTAGTCGAACTATCATCATCAACAACTTCTGGATATAACGATGGTGATTATGTCTGGTATGCCTTTATCACCAGATCATCTGATTCACAAAGAGTGTCAGTAGATGAAGGCAGAACAACAATTGTCAAAAACTTTGCAAATACTAATGCAGACTTACGAAGTCACGCAAAAAAAGTATTAGATGCTATTGAAGCTGTTATAGAAAATAGGGCAACTGTAGATCAATCATCTTTTTCTATTGCTGGCAGATCGTTGTCAAGGATGTCTATAGATGAATTACTGACTTTGAAAAATAGATACAAGGCTGAATATTTGAAAGAGATAAAAGAAGCAAGAATCAAAAACAAACAAAGATCAGGCAATACAATCGGAGTTAAATTCTAATGGCTTGGTACGACAGATTAACAGGTAGAACTAGAAAGAGAAAAATACCAAAGATAAGAAAATATCAAGGTGCAAATACTGGCAGATTATTTTCTGACTTTATGCAAACTTCTACATCTGCTGATAGAGAAATCAAAGATCAGCTTAGATTATTAAGAGATAGATCAAGAGATTTAGCAAGAAATGATTCTTATGTACAAAGATATTTGCATCTAATGCAAAGCAACATAGTAGGTTCTAATGGTATTAGACTTTCTATGAAAGCAAGAAACGATGACGGTTCACTAGATTTAGTTGCTAACAGAATTATAGAGCAGCAATGGAGAAATTGGTGCAAGCTAGGTAATTGTACAACTAATGGAAGATTATCTTTTATTGATTGTCAAAAGTTATTTGTTGAATCTTTAGCAAGAGATGGTGAAGTGTTAGTACGTCACGTCAAGTCAAGAGATTCAGAGTTTGGGTATAAGATTGAGTTTTTAGAAGCTGATCATTTAGATGAAAAGAAAAACGAAGATGCTAAAGGAACAGCTAATAAAATTAAAATGGGAGTTGAACTTAATCAAAGTCAAAAACCAGTAGCGTATCATTTATTTAAAAATCATCCGTTTGATAATACACATCAAAGCACTACTCAACATATAAGAGTAAATGCTGATGAACTCATACACGCATACATCCCACAAAGACCAGAACAAAACAGAGGAGTACCGTTTACTGCTTCTGCAATGGCAAACATCAAATTGTTGAATGGCTATCTTGAAGCAGAGATCGTTGCAGCAAGAACTGCTGCAAGCAAAATGGGATTCTTTGTTTCTGGTGACGGTGATCAATATGTTGGTGATGGTGAAGATGATGAATACGTTCCAATAATGAATGCTGAAGCAGGTACTTTTGAGCAATTACCTAGTGGCATGGATTTCAAAGAGTTTGATCCATCGCATCCAACATCTGCTTTTGAACCATTTACAACACAAGTTTTAAGAAGCATTGCGTCAGGATTGAATATTTCTTATCACGCACTAACTAACGATCTTAGTTCTGTAAACTATTCATCATTGCGTGCTGGTGCTTTAGAAGATCGTGAGATGTATAGGTTATATCAAAGATTTACAATAGATCATTTTGTAAGACCAGTATTTGAAAAATGGTTAGAGATGGCTATATCTTCTGGTGCTATATCTACATCACCATCTACAAATCAACCTTTACCAATAAGCAGATACGATAAGTTTGCATTAGCTGCTAACTTTATTCCAAGAAGCTTTTCTTGGGTTGATCCACAAAAAGAAATGATGGCTTCTATTAGCGGTATGCAATCAGGATTAGTTACCTTTCAAGATGTGCAAGCTAATTACGGTAGAGATGTGGAAGAACTTTTTGAACAGCATGAAAGAGAACAAAAGCTTGCAGAACAATACGGTATTAAAACTGCGTTTCAACCTTTTGGTATGAAGATACCAGTCGAAGCAGACATACAAGGTGGTAATGATGGCGACTAACTTTCCAACTAAAGATGACGATAAAAAAGTTAGTTTGCGAAACTCCAATTATCCGCAGTTTGATTATGACTTTATTGCTGGTGTCAAAGAAAACGATCCAGATATTTACAAAGCTGGCGGTAACATAAGAGGTAATGAATCTTTTAATTTATGGACAAAAGCTAGAAACGGTGAAGAAACAGATGGTGTTATTAGTTGGATCAAAGAAAGAGAAGCTTGGGCAGCTAGACATTTTGAGGATGGCGCACAATTTAAATCAGGTGACAAAGCTGGCAGACCATCAAACATTGCTGGGGTTATTGCACAAATGAAATGGGGAGTAATAGGTACATTAGGTGAACAAAAAATGAAAGATGTTGTTTTGGAAGCAATAAAATATGTTGAACAAAAAGAATCAGGTTCAGCAAGTCAAGCACAACAAGATAGACAAATATCAGCAAAAACAGAAAAGGCTTTAGAAAATAAAGTAAAAGAACATAATGAAGAAGTAAACAATGCAGCTTCTAAAAGAACAACACTCGGCACTTTGAAAAAGGTCTATGATAGAGGGATAGGCGCATACAATACTAATCCAGCTTCAGTCAGACCAAACGTAAGTTCACCTAATCAATGGGCAATGAGCCGAGTAAACAGTTTCCTTTTCGCATTGCGGAATGGAAGATTTCAAGGTGGTAAACATGATCAAGATTTACTCCCTGAATCACATCCTTTATCATCAAAAGACAAAGAGGAAAAAGCGATGAAAAACAAAGACGAAAGACATATCATAAATGTTGAAGA